AGACGGCTTATTTATCAATGCACCCCGTAACTGCATCAGGACGTAAAAGCATGGAGTACCCAATAGGTCACGAATGGGAAGGGCAGCCAATGGTTCCGAACAAATCAATGGCGGAAGGTGGTAAATTATTCGCAAATATGTGCGACGACTGGGTAAACGTTCATCGACTTACTAAATTAGAATCAATGCAGTTCTTCACGCTTATTGACATTGACAAAATTAAGGACAAAGACACGGGGGGAGCGCAAACGATGAGCAACAAACCCCTACAATTTTATTACAACCACGGACTTGGTTTTTTATTCAATGGAGTTGACCCAATTAAGCGACAAAAACAAGAACCAAAAATAGATTATACTAACGACCTACCTTTTTAACATGAAAGAACTTGACATTTTAACCGCACAAATAAACCTTCGCACCCTTGACCAAGCGTTGACGATGAGCATTGACGACCTAAAGACAAAACACGCTCACCGGGTAGATTTAATTAAGCCGATGGAAACACGACAAATAGAACTAAAAGAAGCCATGCTCACATTTTACCGAGTTTGCGAAGACCATAAGCAAGTCGTTAAGAAATACTATTCGGTGTTTGAGGAAAACTTAAGGCTGCGGAATGAAAACACGGAACTAAAGAAATTTATATGAAGTCATGTAAAAAATGCGGTGAAATCTTTACACCATTTTCGACGTTGGATAAATTGTGCTACGTCTGCAAAAAGACGGAACAAGCGTTGAAGAACCTAGCCAAAATGAAAAAGGACAAGTTGAAAAAGCAAAAGGAAGATTTGTTAACCGTCTCGGACTATCTTAAAATGGCGCAACAAGTATTCAACAAATGGGTAAGGCTACGAGACAAAGACCAAGGTTGCATTTCATGCGGTAACACGCTCGGAAGCAAATACGACGCTGGGCATTTTTGGAGCGCAGGGGGTCACTCTTCGGTGCGCTTTGACCCTGACAACGTCCACGCTCAATGTGTGAGCTGCAACCAACATAAACACGGAAATCTATTAATATACCGAGATGGTTTACTAAGCAAAATCGGGGTTACTAAGTACGAAGAACTTGAGTCAATAGCCCACCAAACCCGTAAATGGGACAAGGAAGAACTGAAAGAATTAATATCTACCTACAAAAAGAAAATTAAAGATGGAATTTAATAACGACTTCCGCTACGACTTACAAGTGGGTCAAGTTTACGAACAAGCATTCGCAAAATTACTAGGTAGTAAAATAGAAATTAAACGGGACTTTCGATGTTTGGAAACGGGTAATATATTTATCGAATACGAGTCACGAAATAAGCCTAGCGGAATTGCATCCACCGAAGCGGATTTTTGGTGCTATTGGTTAAGTGATGACCATTGTGTATTTATCAAAACCGAAGCATTAAAAACACTTTGCAGAGAATACCTAAACACGAAACGAGACATTTTAGGCGGTGACATGAATACGAGTAAAGGAATTTTGCTACCATTAAACGACCTCATAAATAAAAATTTACCTTAGTGTGTATTGTATTAAAAATAAAACGTATATTTGCATAAACCAATAAGAAAAACAACATGAAAAAAGAAGAAGTAAAAGTTGAAGAACTGGTTAAGGTCACGGGACTTTATCCGAAACTACACGCTGCAAAGCAAAAGATTGGGAAGGTAGTTAAGAACTCGACTAACCCACATTTTAAAAACAAGTACGCCGACATTAACGGATTGATTGAGACAGTCGAGCCAGTGCTACTAGAACACGGTCTTTTACTTATACAACCAATTTCGGAAGGGTTTGTAAGTACATTGATAATTGACATTGAGAACGGAGACCAAGTGTGCTCTACTATGCGCCTTCCCGAAATACAAGACCCTCAAAAAATAGGTTCTGCGGTGACTTACTACCGACGTTATACCTTGCAGTCACTTTTGAGTTTACAAGCGGAAGACGACGACGCTAATAGTGCAAGTGCAACCGTTAAAAACACGAAACCAAGCATTGACCAAGTAAGATTCGAGAACGGACTAAGCCAAATCGAGGAAGGCAAGTTAACACCCGAAGCATTTAAGAAAGCACTAAGCGGGTTTCAATTAACTGACTTACAAACCAAATCACTATTACTACTATGAAAATTCGCTGCAGCTCGTTAGGTAAGATTATGACTTCCCCCAAATCAAAGGGGGAGGTTCTTTCTCAAACCGCAAAGACGTATTTAAAAGAACTTGCCATTGAGGAAAAGTTCGGGATTCGTAAGGAGTTCTCGTCACGTTACACGGACAAGGGTAATATCCAAGAGGACACAGCTATCGAAATGGCTAGTAAAGTTTTGAGTTTGCCTTTTGCGCTCAAAAACACGGAATACTTTGAGAATGAATTTATCAAAGGAACGCCCGACCTCATCTTAGAAGACGAAATAATCGACATTAAATGTTCATGGGACGGTACTACCTTCCCGTGGTTCGAAGATGAACTTCCTAATAAGGATTATTTTTGGCAATTGGTCGGGTATTGTTGGCTCACTGGACGAACGAAAGCCCGGGTAGTGTATTGCTTAGTCGACACACCCGAAGACATCGTGCAAGACGAGATACGCAGAACGTCATGGAAGAAATTTGAGATTGACGTAACGGAAGAAACCGAGAACGAAGTCCGAGCGAAACACGAATTTGCCCATATAAACGAAAATAAGCGTGTCAGAGCGTACTTAATAGAGTTAACTGACGAAGACATTGACAAGGTAAAAGAAAAGCTGTTACACGCAAGGGAATACTACAACGACTTAATCAATAAATTATGAAAGTAGATAGAATAGTTATCCAAGTACTAAACCAAATAGCAGACCGCAGCGAGAAGGGGCTAGAGAAATACGGAACGAACTTAGAAAGAACCGATTTAGAGACCTTGGATTGGTTGCAACACGCACAGGAAGAGGCAATGGACTTATGCCTATATTTAGAACGACTTAAAGAGCAAATCAAAAACAAACAATTATGAGAGTGTACAACACGTTTAAACAATGGGGGGTAATATGCTTTACTCCAATGGTAGCAATCGACTTTGAAGACAAGGTAATCAGAATTGCATTTCTTATTTTACAAATCGAAATTGGTAAAAACAAACAATAATAAATTGTTAGTCTATTGAGGTAAGTGGGAATGAATACCACCTTAGGGTAGCCTCTTTGTTTTAACAAAGTGTGCGGGTTCGAATCCCGTATAGACTACTAACATTAAACCAAACAATTATGAGTTACGAACACAAAGCAAACACGGGTACACTTTTCCCTAACAACAAAAAGGCGGACAATCACCCTGACTACAAGGGTAAGATTAAAGTAGGCGAAGTTGAATACGAACTTGCAGGGTGGGTTAAAAAGACGGACAAAGGTCAATTTCTTTCGTTGAAACTATCCGAGCCCTTCCAACCTACACCGCAGAACACCAGCGAAAAGATTGCTGAATCAACGGGTATTCCATTTTGAGAGTAGCAGAACTAACCCAACTCAACGGCTTTCTTCGGGAGGTCGTTGAGTCACGGCTTGAGGTAGAAAGCATGAGGTCATTTTGTAGACGTTCAAAAGTGCAGTGTAGCCAAGTGAAGAAACTACTAAACAACGAAGGCGGCTTAAACACGACCACCGTTGAGAGAATAGCACACGCATTGATTGACTCACGCTACGAAGCGCAGGATATACTTAGCCAAAACTAGGAAATAAGATATACTTTTGGCGCACTATTAATTACATTGCTATATAGGATATGTGGCAAAAATTAGGACTTAAACTATAACAAGATGAAACAGACAGCAGTAGAATGGTTAGTAGAACAGTACAAGAAAGTTGGTGGTATTTCTATTAGTATGGCAGAAATAGCCAAAGAAATGGAGATTGAACAAACTAAAATCTATTCTATTGATAAGGAGTTATTTATACGTTTACCAATCGAAGCGGTTAATTGCGCTTCATTTAGTGTTACTCATTCACAGTATTTCACAACTAAAATGCACCTTGAAAAATTTAAAGCAAGTTATCAAATGCAATGTCTTGACCCTAATTGTGATGGTATAAACAGAAAAAGTAATTGTATTGAATCGAATAAACCCAAATTAGATAAAAACGGTAATTTGATTTTAAAAAATAACCTATGAGAAGAAAGAAGATTGATAAACAGCACCGAGAGTATCGGACGAAAAGACGGAAGATAATAGATTTATGCCGTTACATTTGCCAACTACCGCCATTTGAGCGTTTGAACCCTGAGGAATAAGTCAGGGTTTTTTTGTTGGTTAATAAATAATTGTATCTTTGACTAAAATCTAATCATTATGGAGTACGTTTTTTTAATTGCGTTAGGGTGGTTTATCCAAGAGTTTGAACCGTTTAAATACATTGCCGAATGGGTTTACGACCGAATTAAACCACGACCAATTTTAGAATATATTTTTGGCTCGTTGGAGTGTTGGCAGTGCTGCACATTTTGGTCTGCGTTAGCTGTCACTTGGTCGTTTGAAAAGGCGGTCATCTCGTCGTTTATTGTTTTTGGGTTGCAAATATTGCATGAAGGATGGATGCGCAGGAAGTAGACTTGTTCGAGCAACTCAAAGACGAGTTTAACACTGGGAAGGTGAGCAAGGTTACTGCCGTTAGATGTCGTGACGTTTGGAACGTTTACAACCCTACAAGGAAAATCACCTATTGCATGTGTTCTTCGGTACAGCGTAGGATATACGGCAAGGACTTTATCGAATGGTATGAAAGTTACAATAGATAAATTCTATACTGAGAACTACAAGACCTTGGTTTTAGCTGCGAAAAGACGAATAACGCAACTGAAGAAAAACATTGAACCCGAAAGTTTAGTAAGTTCTTCCTATTTGTATGTAGTAGGTAAAGCCGACACCATCACGGAAGACGAAATACCACGCCTTGCGTTTGGGTTTATCCTATTAGAACTTATCCGAACCAACTCACAAACAAACCTAAAGGAACGACTTAACCCGGTAGACCTAGACTTTGACATTTCAGACACGAATAACCAAAGCGAACAATTAGTACTTAAAATAGATGTAAGCGACTTTGTTAATACGTTGAATAGAACTGACCAAATAATCTTTGAGGTGTATTTTAACAAGGGCAAAACGACAAAGAGAGACCTTGCGGAACATTTTAACATTGACCCGTCGAGTGCTTTGATTTACATAAATGACATAAAGACGAAATTTAAAAAATATGTTGCAGATAAAAGACCAATATAAGGGGGTAAGCGTAGAATACTTACTAGGCACTGTCCGAGTGACGAAGAAAATTGAAGCGTTGACGGAAAAGGATATCGAGACCGCTAAGAAATGGGGGATTAACTTGGGTAAGTACTTTGATGAGGTCACCGAAAACACGGAACTACCAACCGAACAACTACCAACCATTGCATACGAAGGTATAGAGGTCAAACCTAAACGCAAAAAGAAATGAAACTAAGCCATGTATTCGCTTTTTTAGTTGCTTGTCTTACGTTTGTGGCAGCACTCAGTTTGATTTACCACCAAACCGACTTAGTTATGACATTTTCGGGGTGGTCACTCATAAGTTACATTTGTTATCTAATTGCCATAACAGGCGAAAACGAACACAATGGCTAATTACTACCTACTAGACGCAGGAAAGAATATGACCAAGTTCGCAGCTGCACTCGAGGACGAACTAAAAGCACACGAAGCCCATGTCGTTATGTACCTTACCGACGTTGAAGGGTTAATGTGCTTAGAGGAAATTAGCGAAGATGAATTTTTAGACCACTACACCAAAAAGACGAAAGAAAAATAACATGGGAAAGCCAAAAGGAATAGAGACACCAGAACGACTATGGGAGTTATTCACGGAATACAAGACACACGTACACTCAAACCCCCGTACAATAGACAAAGCCCTACAAAGCGGTAAGATAGTTCAAGAGACGTTAAGAGTACCCCTTACAATGGAAGGGTTTGAACTTTGGTGCTTAGAGTTTGCGAGTGACTGCCACCATTATTTTGATAATACGGACGGGCGTTATTCGGACTACGGGACTATCTGTTCACGTGTAAAGAAGTCAATCCGTCAAGACCAAATCGAGGGCGGAATGGTCGGGCAATATAATACGTCAATCACTCAACGACTAAACAACCTCACCGAAAAAACGGACGTGACTACTGGAGGCGACAAGTTGAACCAACCCGTCACTGTACGGATAGTTAATGGAGATTCAAGCAACTAATATCTTTGCTCGTAATTGGGACGCACTTACCAACTCGGAGGTGCGTTTCATAATTAACGAAGGCGGGTCACGTTCAAGCAAGACCTACTCACTTTGTCAAATGGTTATTGTGTACTGCATACAAAATCCGAACAAGGTTGTGTCTATTGTGCGTAAGACCTTCCCCGCTTTGAGGGCAACTGTGATGAGGGATTTCTTTGAGATACTTAAAGACCTTGACATTTACGAAAAGACGAACCATAATATGTCTGAGAATATATACCGCTTTCCTAACGGGTCAATCGTGGAGTTCTTCAGTGTGGACGACGAGCAAAAGATTAGGGGACGGAAGAGGGATATTGGTTGGTGCAACGAAGCAAATGAGTTATGGTTTGAGGACTTTCAACAGCTGAACATGCGTACCGAGGATAAACTGATTTTCGACTACAACCCTTCGGAAAGTTCTTCATGGCTTTATGAGTTACCACCTCACGAAAGTAAGTTAATCAAGTCGACGTACCGGGACAACCCGTTCCTGCCTGAAAGCATTAAGCGACAAATTGAAGACCTGAAGCGGACGGATGAAAGCCTTTACCAAATTTATGCGTTAGGTGAGAAGGCAATAAGCAAATCAAACATCTATAACAACTGGACGTTTACTAAGTCGAGACCTGCGAGGTTTACTAGTTTCGTCTACGGCTTGGACTTCGGGTATAATCACCCGACGGCCTTAGTGAGGGTCTATTGGTCTGACGGGGACATCTATATCGAACCCGTGATTTATCAAAGCTACCTAACCACTTCCGAACTCATCCAAAAGTTCAAAGACCTAGACATTGAAAAGACGGTTGACATAATGGCGGATTACTCACGACCCGAAATAATTGCCGAAATGCAAAACGCAGGTTACAACGTGAACAACGCCAACAAGTCGGTAAAGATGGGTATTAACTACGTCAAGACCTTCGGGGTCTTTTGTCAGGAAGAACCAACCCTCAAAAAGGAATACGAAAACTACAAGTGGAAGAAAGTAGGGGACATGATTCTAGACGAGCCAATCAAACTTTACGACGATGCCATGGACGCTGTGAGGTATGCGACGACCTACATTAAGGAGATGTACTACACCGACGATGGGTATGTGGCGTTCTAACCAAAAGACGGACACATTACTTTTTAAGTTATGGCAATGACACTAATAGCAGCACCGCAAGACTTCACACCAGCGTACAACCCTTGCAAGTTTATCTTTGACTCAACGAACAAAAACCTCGAGGGGTTTCGATATATCTTCGACGTTTACGAAAGTGGCACGGCGAATAAGATAGCCGAGTACCGGGTACTGCCAACCTTCGGCACGGGCTACGGGGAAGTTGACCTAAGCAAGTTGTTAAGTTCAAAGGTCTTAATCGATTTTGACCCGACTAACTATTCTGAAATTGACACCCCAAACACTAGATACAAATACGATGTTCAAGTAGGGGAAGAGTACATAGTCACTTATAGTTACACCGCCTCACTCGTAGACAACGGGGGCAACGTGAAGATAACACCAACCACGGCTCACACGTTTCAGGTAGGCGACCAAGTAGTAGTGGACGCAGGAACGAATTTATTGATTACTGGACTTTGGACGGTTCTCGCAATTACGGGAACGACTGACTTTACAATTTCGGCTTTGTGGTCGAACGTAACGGACGCAACAGCTGACGGCACGGTGACTTATGCGGACAAGCGAAAGACGGTTACACGTGACATTGAGCAGGAACTAAACAAGTATGTATTTAACGGGGCTTTACCATGGGCGCAGTTTAATGGCTACGACTTAAACACCTATTTACTAGACGATGTAAACGCTTTGTTCCTTACGTCTTTTCCTACTTCGGGAATAACCATAACACCAACGCAAGAAATTTGGTTCAACGGATTTAACAATGGGGTGACGGGGCGCATGGTCTTTTCTAACTCAAACGGAGACACATTTAACTACGCAGTAAACAACACCGAAATAACTACTCAATTATGCGTGGCAAGCCCGAGCCTTAACCTAACAGTTATTAGTGGGACTGCGCCACTTATTAAATCCGACACTACATACTACGAGGTTTATTTTATTGATGCGTCTGCACCGACTGACTCAACGACGTACACTTTTACCATTGACCAACGATGTGCTATTAATGACTTTCATTTAGTGTTCTTGGATAGGATGGGGTCTTGGGGTTCGTTTGCTTTTCAACTTCGATTTACCGAGAATGGCACGGCAGTTAAGCAGTCGTTTAATAAAGTTGTTGAAGGGTTTGTAAGTGGTACGGAGTGGACTTACGGAAACACGGAAGCGGGGCTAACTACCTACTCAAGTACGGTGGATAAAATGTTCACCCTAAACACGAACTGGATGAGCGAGGAAATGGCTATCTATTTTCAAGAGTTGATTACTTCGCCTTCGGTTTACTTTTACAACGGGAGTGAGTACCTTGCTTGTCAGGTTATGGACTCAACGTTTGAGGTCGAAAAGAAGCGCAACAAGAACCTATTTAAAAAGACGGTAACAATTAAGTTGGCCAACCAAGACAAGGTAAATATATGAGCGTAAGAATACAACTTGAGACGGGCTACCTAGACGTAAAGGATGGCACGGCATTTCCCCTTAACTTTGGTGTAGCTGATATTCGTGACGTGAGTAAAAAGTCGGGTGCGTTTAGTAAGACAATCACACTGACGGGTACGGATAATAATCACAACTTACTCAACCATTACTACGATGTAAATATCCAAGCGGGGACTTTCAACATAAACACGCTCACTCGATGTTCGATTATTCAAAACGGAATACCAGTACTCGAAGCGGGTTACCTTCAACTTATTGCTGTTAATAAAACCCAACTCACAGCTGACTACGAAAACGAGGTCGAATACGAGGTGCTAATAAAAGACGAAAGTTCTGAATTCTTTACTAGGCTAGGAAATAACGAACTTACTAACCTTGACTTTAGCGACCTTAACCACGAGTACCGGGCAGACAATGTAATAGCGTCTTACGCACACACGCAAGGGGATGGGTACAAATACCTCCTACCCTTTAAGGATTCTAATAGCTACCTATTGCAGGATATGAAGCCTGCTATTTATGCAAAGACGTACTTTGATAGGATATTTAGCAACGCAGGATTTAGCTACACATGGGACACGTTAGCAGCAGCACACTTTGACAAACTCATAATACCATTTAACGGGGAAGGTTCGCTCGTAGATTACAATGACTATTTAGTTGAAGCGGAAACTTCATTCACTGATTCGGGAACACCTGCCGTTTTTATTAACCCAATTACGGGGTGGACTGAGACCTTAGACAATTTCGGTTTATTCAATCCAACTACGGGTGCATACGATGTGCCGTTGAACTTACAAGGCGGTGAAAGCATAGTATTTGAGTTTACGTTTAGCGCAGATTTAACGCTTACAAATGGCAACGCAGGAACGGCAACCCTACAATCGAATAACCTATCTTACAAGCCGTACTTTCAACTTGACCTAAACGGAACACCATACGCAACAACGAGCGGTTCACCTGCGGGAATAAGCGTACCTTTTGGAACAACTATCCCAGTGGGCAATACTTCAATAGGAACGTTAACGGGAACTTATACGATGTTAGCAAGTAACGTAATTACTACCGATGAATTTACAATCAAAGGCGGTTCGTTTACTTTGGACTATTGGACTGTTGGCGGTGTGTTCGCTCAAATAGGTTTAGAAATAGATTTTACTTCACTACAAGTTCGTGTGCTACCTTCGTCAAATATTCTCGGCTATGGTGCGCAGATTGACATGAATAACGCAGTGCCAAATAAGGTGAAACAAGCGGACTTCATTAAGTCAATTTTTACGATGTACAACCTTTATACCGAGCAAGACAACGAAGTGCCTAACAATTTGGTGTTAATGCACCGAGATGATTATTACGACGCAGGAGCGGAGATTGATTGGACGTACAAATTAGCAAAGGACAAAGACCAAGCGTTACAATTTTTGCCCGAGCTGAGTGCGAAGAAATTAATACTCACTTACAAAAACGACAGCGACGACCCGAACAAAATCTACTTTGAAGCTACTAAAGAAATCTACGGGCAGTTAGAATTTATCTTCGACAACGAGTATGTGAAGGGAATAGACACCAAAGAAATAACCTTCTCACCTACGCCAATTGGACAAAGCACGTTTAACGCTTACCTACCTTTGTTATCAGGTGCGCCAAAAGTAAACATACGAATACTACAAGACGGAGGGGAGGGAGTTTGTGACGCTTACAATTTATACAATTATGGCACTACGGGCGAGACCAACGTAACGACTTACCCAATTTTCCACCATTGGGACAACCCGACAAACCCGACGTTTGATATTTTATTCGCACAACCTGACTACATGTTTTATGAAGGTTACAGCATAACGAATAACAACCTTTACAATTTGTACTGGCGACGAACCGTTAACCAAATCAACGTAGGTAAAATGTTGACGGCTTACTTTAACCTACGGGAAGACGATATCCAAAGCCTCAAATTAAACTCGAAAATACGAATAGACAATAGTTGGTGGACAATTAACAAAGTAATTGATTACGACTGCAACGCTCAAAACTTGACTAAAGTCGAGTTAATGAGTGCGGACACTGAAATAGATTTAGCCCCGTTTAAAAAAGGTAACGTGACCCCTACAACCGTAGGCGACTTGTCAAGTCATACGGGCAGTATTCATTGGGACAATAGTTTCGTTGGTAACGTAGTACCCGGTACGTCAGTCAGTGCCATCTACGGACAAGGTAACGTCATCCAACCGGGTGTAAACGGAATCATTGTAGGTAACAATAAGATGCTCGACCAAACTGGAATAAGTACTGAGCGAATAGCTGCGGACGTGGCAAATATCCGAGCGTTAAACTTGTCGGGTGGTGTGGTATATAATTATACACCAATTGATTCAAACTACTTCATTACAACTAACGATTATTTAATGAACGTGAGTGCGGGAAGTTATGTAATTACTTTGCCTTCGTCAGTAAATTTATTAGGTCAAGTATTCATAATCAAATCTATTTCATCGGGAAGTCAAACGATAAAACCTGACGGAAGCGAAACAATAGATGGTTCTTCAAGTATTACTTTAAATCAATACGATGTGTTAACTGTAGCAAGTGACGGGTCTAATTGGCTTATCATTTAACCAAAACACGAACACACTACTTTAAAGATTATGGAAGGCTCATTCAAGATAAAGTACAAAACCCGTTTTAAGCTACAAAAGGCTATACAACAAACCATTACTCAAATCAGTTTTAATGAGAGCGGTGAGGGAACGGGAACGATGCACGACTCAATTAGAATTTCAGCGGCAACGGGTGACCTTAACCAACTTTACGTTACAATCAATGCCATCTTTTATTACATGTTTTTGGATAAAGGTGCAAAGCTAACCAACGGGGGCGAGATTCGTCCTTACTTCATAACACAAAAAGCAATTGATTCACCACTAGGTCAACAATTTATTTCTGATGCAATAGGTGAGTACTTAGTTTGGATGCAAGCCAACTATCCTATCTTAGATGTGGCTACGATAAACGTAACACCTGACAACGTAAAGCTAAACATTACTTACAATCTATTCGGTTCGGATGGTATTAAGAATTGGGACGGTAAATACGAGTACGATAAAAATTGGTGGAACTGGTAAACTAATCCTTATTGAGTTGTAACTCTTCGACCATTGACAGCATGTTAAACACAAAGATTAAATTAAGGTCAGTAACTGCGTCTATTTTTGTTAGGTCTTGATTCGACAAGTCGTATAGTAGTTTTTCCCACGACCATTTACTAAATACCTTTTCTTCGGCTTCGGCTTTGAGGTCGTCTTCGTCTAGTTCGGTTTCCTCTTCCTCAATGACTGGGTTAAATAGATTCTCGTAGCGTTTCTTAAAGTCGTTTGAATAGTCGATGTAGTTCTTTACTGCGCCATAAACCTCGTTTATACTTACTTCGTGAAATAGTTCTTTGCGGCTCATTATACTATACGAATAGGGCTCAAAAATTAGGTTGCCCCACTCGTCCGATTTAAATCTTTTGTATAATATACTAAGCAAAATATCGAAATTTTGTACAAATTGCACAGCATAATGTTCGAGGTCAATGAACTCCCCTAACGTAAGCGCACCCAACGGCTTTAACTTTAAGCCTTTTACCAGTTCTTTTGGCTTATTGGATGGCTCACGCTGAATAAAACTAACCTTCCGTGCTAGGTCAATTAGTTCTTCGGGGTCGAGGTCTTCAAACTCTTCGGGGTCTGTATCGGAAAGTATGGAAAGTGCCTCTATTGTTTGCAGGAACACGGAGTTATATTCGAGTTCGTCAATGGTGTTAAGTTCTAACCATTGGTTAACCGTTACTTCGTTCCAATTTCGTGGTAAATTCACCTTTATTCCGTTACTTCTTCGTTAGCCTCTTCGAGTTTATTTTCCGAAATAACGGCTATCTTTTGCAGAATTTCCATAATGTACGGGAAGGCAACTTCTGCGTTTTGTTTCTTCATTAAAGCTACCTTCACTTTAAGATGAGCAGGTGCGTAGTGTTCGGTACGGGTAAGGTCAGTACGTTTGAAAAGTATAGCTAACGTTTGAGCGCAGAAATTATCGTCTTGTCCTCGGTATATTTTCTCAATTAGCCCCAAGTCTTTCACCCAGATGGTCTCGTTTGCTTGGTATGTATATTTGTCAATGACTAACTCGGTCACTTTTTCACCTTGCGGAATTTCGGACTTGTTAAACTCTTTGATATAATTTGTAAACTCGTCAAGTTCCATTTTGTCAAACGCCTTTTCTGGCACTCCTAAATAGATAAACTTTTCAATCCACTTTTCAATGGTGTCTAGTTCTTGGTTATTCTCAATTTTGTTGAGTTCGTCAAACTGCTGGACGGTTAACTCGTTTAGGTGGTTGGGTATTTCGACCCCGAACATTTGTATCATTGCTTAGATTTTAACCAAAGGTATAAAAATAATGTTGAAAAATTAACCAAAAGAGATTTAGTGTACTTATTAAGTCAATGGAAGGACTACCGACTTACAAAATTACAATAGACGAAGCGTATAACGATGGCGAACAACCGCTAGGTGTAGATGCTATTGCGTTCACGTCAAACCCTGCCGTTTTGGTTAAGGGTGTTGCGTTCAAGTCCCAAGCTAAAAGCCACTTCGCAGACGAAAAGAAATATAGAATAACTGCACCCGCCATGATTCCTATGGACATTTATCGTAACGACGATGACATGGGCGAGTATTACGTTCAATTTACCGAGACCGAAATAGATACTATCTTCAAAGAGTTCATGTTGAATTTAAACAACCAAAATCTATTTAACCTCGAACACGAAGGAGACAAATTAGTTCCTGCCTATATTCTTGAAGCGTGGCTAGTTGACAATCCCGAAGCGGACAAGGCAATGAGTACGTTTGGTATTTCAGTCCCTAAAGGTACGCTAATGATGACTGCGCAAGTAACCGACACGGAGTACTACAATAAGTTAGTCGAAGCGGGTCAAGTCGGCTTTTCTATTGAAGGCTTTTTAGGTCTTAAACTAAGTAATCAAAAACAAACATATATGTTACCAGACGGAAAACACACGCTCGAAGATGGTACGGTAATCGTTGTAAAAGACGGTGTAGTCGTAGAAGTTCAAGAGCCACAAGCCGAGGAAGTAGCGATGGAAGTTGAAGCGTCTACGGAGGTGGAGATGGCAACGGAGACAGAAACACCTGAAGAGGTTGTTGAAGTTGAGGCGGCTATTGACCCTGCGGCAGATGCGGAGGCTATTCTTGCAATTGTTAACCCTGTTTTAGAGCAGCGTGTAAGCGAAATTTTGCAAGTCATTGCAGACCTCAAAAACGAATTAACTGAAACGGAAGAAGTCGCCTCCGTTGAAGAAATCGAAATGTCAACAGCGCAAAAATTCAGTAATGTAATTAACTTCTTAAAAAAATAAGAAATGGCTAAAAAATTAAAATTCGACTTGACGGTAGACGCATCGGCTCTATTGCAAGCAAACCCAAGTGAATATTTTTCTATTCTTTACGGAATGGAAAACGCAGTAACCAACTACCGAGTGTTACCGGGTATTAAAAACAAAACGAAAATTGCGACGGTTGTGTTTTCTGAAGTACTTGCAGAAAGCGGATGTAACTTTTCAGCTCAAGATGCTGACCTAAGCGCAGTAGAAATCGATGTTTGTGCTTTGACTTCTCAAGCGTCTGTTTGTCAGTTCGACCTTGAGCAATCTTTCCTTGCATTGGAAATGGCTAAAGGTTCAAACTCTGATTTCAGCGTTGCGTCTTTTATGAATTTCTTTTATTCACAAATGGCGAAGAAAGGTCATCAAGAACTTGCACAATTGATGTGGAAAGGTGACACGGCAAGTGCTACTCCTGCATTGACTTTGTGTGATGGTTGGTTGTTGCGTTTGTGTACTGCTAACGACTTCATTACTCCTGCAGGAACTTACGCTGCTATTACTTCGGCTAACGTACTTGACAAAATGGCTGCAACTTTGACAGCTGCAACTGCTGAGATGTTGGTTAACCCTGCTCAAATGCAATTCAAAGTAGCGCCTAACGTGGCTGCTGCTTATCGTATTGCTACTGCTGCAAACAACACTACAACAAACGTAACTACTGGTTTGGCTTTGACTTACTTGGATATTGCAGTTGTTGTCGAGTACGGTCTTCCTGCTTCAACTATCATCTTGTCTGATTATACAAACTTCATCTACGCATTGGATGCAGAAGGTGACCAAGATAACCTACAAATCGTTGACTTCAGCAAAACTACACTTGACCGTCGAATTGGCGCACGTGCTGACTTCAAAGCAGGTTTCTATGTTGTTAACACGCCACAAGTTGTTTGGTACGGAGGAGCACAATATTGCTAAATAATAACGGGGGTTTAACCGCCCCCTTTTTATATACCTTTAAAACTAAATAATATGGCTTGTACAACTTTAGAAACAATCCTTAAAGGATGTGATTCAAATATCGGAGGGATAACTTCGATTTATATTAATGACCAAGACAACGTAGTAGGGCCTGTTGACGTAACGGCTTATGTTGTAACTGACTTCGGTACACTTACTGACCAGTTTGTTGAGTTTGAGTTCAGACGTAACACAGGAATGTACACCGAGGAAGCGGCTATTGACTTGGTAAATGGTTCGTCTTTTTACACTCAGACCGTTACTTTGATTTTTCACCGACGTGAGGCTGCGAAATCTAAAGCAATCAAAATTCTTGGTGAAGGTCAAAGAGACCTTGCGCTTGTAGTTGGTGACGCAAACGGAAAGTATTGGTATTTTCCAACGGCTCAACTTACTGCGGTTGCTGAAGGTTCTGGAACTGCTAAAGCGGACGGGTCAAAGTATTCAATTACTTTTGTAGCGGAAGCGGAAAACCTTGCTTACGAGGTTGCGGCTGCTGAAATTCCAAACATTATCTAATAAGATAAACACGAATTTAGAAGGGGGTTTTAATTAGCCCCCTTTTTTATTTAACCAACTTTTTCAATTTGTACTTATTAAGATAGTATGATATACCTCGAACAAAACGAAAACAATACAATAGCATTAACGCTAACGGAAAGTGCAACTATTGAAGCGCCGACATGGTTGTTTAAATTCGTGTGGGAAATGGACGAGACACTTGCACCCGTTTACTGGGTTGGTGTTGACTATTCACAATATGTAAATAGATACAACCTTTTCTTTTTGGAGGAAGGTGTAGACGTTACGTTCAGGATAGGACAATACCGATACGAGATTTACGAAAGTCCTGACCCAATTATAGTTGACCCAAACACGAACGCTAACGGCTTAACGTTAGTTGAAGAGGGGCGCATGGTGGTTGAAGGTATATCAAATTCAATTTATGACTAATGGGTTTATTTGGAAAGTTTAAAAAAGACGAAAGTGTAAGCGTGGTGGACACGGGTTACCAAACATTTAGTACACCATTTTTGCGTGTGCCTGAAGGAAATTTGTCGTTGCCGTTTGTAGATGTACGTTACACTGTGCAAGGTTACGTTCGTTTCGGAAGTGACAACCTTTATCCGCAGTACATGAACCAAATGTACTATATGAGTCCCTTACACGGGTCAATTGTAGATTTTAAGACCAACGCAACTATTGGAGGGGGCTATACATTTGACGAGAGCAAGTTGACTGACATGGAAAAAGTAGTGCTTTATGCCTTCGGTAAAAAGATAGGTTTTAAAGACACGCTTAAGACAATCACAAAAGACGTTATTCTTCACGGACGTTGCTACTTTTTAATTGAGTTGAAAGGTGGGAAGACGTATAACGTGAAACGAGTAGCCCCTGAGAAGGTAAGAATAAACCAAGCAAAAACTTTGTACGCTGTTAATGAAGATTGGCAGTTTGGAATGCAAATTAGAACCTTTGAACCATACCACCCGGAATGTAAAGACGGAACTTATCTATACGCTTACGAACAAAAGAGCGTAGGTCAAGACTACTATCCCCTTCCGCAGTACACCAGTGCGTTAAACTTCGCCTTTTTAAGTGGTGAACTTAGCTACTTGCAGAAATCAAACATACAAAATTCAATCTTCCCGTCGTTTGCAATGATGTTTCCTAAGAAGCCTCAAGGGCCTGAAGAGATGCAGTTGATAAAAGACACGGTTAACAAGCTAAAAGGTGCGGAGAACGCAGGAAAAGCGGTTGCCTTTTTTGCTAATAATAAGGAAAGTTTGCCCGACTTGGTAAACGTACCTACAAACTCAAACGATGAATTGTTTAGGGGGGTAAGTGAATTGAACACGGAGCAGATTTGTTTTGCTCACACCATTGACCCTATACTTTTGGGGGTTCGTACTTCGGGGGCTTTGGGTTCGGGTAGTGACATTAAACAAGCCTACGTTATCTTTGAAAAGAATACGATTATTCCTTTACGTGAAACCATTACGGACGTAGTTAACGGACTTTTGAGAGCCGTTGGTATCAATGCACACGTTGAAATCACGAACTACCAAATCGTAAATGAAACTATTACAAGCGTAGACGAACAAGGTAGCGAAGTAACCAACGCACTTAATGCAATGAGTCCACTCGTAGCTACAAAAGTACTTGAGTCAATGACAATAAACGAAATACGAGCAATGGCAGCACTTGCACCCGTACCTGACGGGGATGTAGTTAAGTCACAAATCGGATTAATACCACCTGCACTATGATTTATTTCGTAACCGAGAACTTTCTAAAAGTAAACACACCAATCACTCGTAACGTCGATGTGACGGATGTCTTCCCATACGTTAAACCTGCGTCAGATATGCGCTTACAAGCTATCCTAGGCAGTTATTTCTACAACTATTTACTCACTCAATACAACGACGAACTACTAACGCCTGACGAAGTTACGCTAGTAGAAAAAATTCAATTTGTAGTTGCATGGAGAGCAGCGGAACAAGCAGCCTTCGGACTGACATACCAACTAAAAAATAAAGGTATTCAACAACAAAGCGGTGACTACTCAAGTTCAGTAAGTCAAAGTGAGACGGCTTTCGTTATGGACCATTACGGACAAATGGCAGCGTTCTACGAGAAAAGATTGATTAACTATTTGCTAGAATACAAAGCACTTTATCCACAATTCACGAGCGACCTCAATAGAGATTCGGACATTAAACCCGTAGGTGGTTGCGGCAATAGAGGTGATTATGACAATACCATGATGGTAATCTGATGGCAGACCAAGAAATAAATATAAAACTCAACGGGATTGCACAAATCCGTTCGGAACTTAAAGCCTTAAAGGGGGAACTTGCCAACGCAACAGACCCCAAACAAATGGCTGCACTCGGTGAAAAGGCGGGTGCATTAAGTGACCAACTAAAAGACGCAAACGAACAAGCGGCTATCTTTGCTTCGGGTTCACGCTTCGAGCAGACGAGTAACGCTTTCGGGTTGATGAAGTCGCAGTTGATGGACATGGATTTTGAAGGGGCTGCAACTTCGGCAAAGTTGTTCGCTGGAAGCCTTGGCAAAATAGATAGTAAAACTATTTCTGCATCTTTAAAAGGGTTGGGTTCAACTATTGCTTCAGTGGGCGGTGCGTTCCTTAAACTTGGGGCGCAACTTTTACTTAACCCTATTTTTTTACTTGTAACTATTATTGGTGCGGTGGTTGCTGCATTCGTTTACTTAGGTAATAAATTAGGTTGGTTTGACGGAATTGTCAAAATGTTAACTGCGGTATTTAAACCTTTAGTGGACTTGATTAAAAGTTTTCTTGACTTGCTAGGTTTAACCAACTTTGCAGCTGAGGAATCAATGGCGAAAACTACCGCTTCACTCGAAGAGGAAAAAGAAAAGCGAGAGCAGATTTTGGGTCAGATGGACAACAAAATTGCCTTGATGGAAGCCGAAGGGAAAAGCACCGTTGCACTTCGAATTGAGCGTAATAAATACATGCAGGAAGAAATAGCGAACCAAACTAAACTCTTGGAGTTTATGGACAATTCGTTTTTGAACCAAACCAAACTATATAAAGAAACGGTCAAAGCAAATAAAAGCAAGACGCAAGAAATCAAAGTCGAAGAAATCAAACTCAATCAAGAAGTAAAAGCCGAACAAGCAAAAGCCGCCGCAGACTACGAACAATTTTTATCGGAGAGGTTAGCCGCAAGACGTTTAATCCAAGACATTGAACTCGGTGTGGCAAAAGACGGAATAGAAAAGGAACTACTTGCCAATAAATACAAGTACGACCGAATGCGTCAAGATTTGTTAACCAACAAAAAACTTACCGATACTGAGCGAATTAAACTTGATGCACTATACGTTCAACAAAGTATAGATGCTGCTGAGGAAATTACTAAAAAATACGTTAAAGAAGAAAAAAAGAAACAAGACGAACTTAACAAAGTAATCAAAGACGCTCAACTTTTACGGGCGCAAGACGAGGAAGATTTTGCCGCACTATACGACCAAAACACACGAAGCGCAGCACAACTTGAAGAAGACGCAGTTCGTGAAAAATATTTTAACCTAATTACTTTAGCCGAACAATACGGACTTGACAGTGCAGAACTTAAGAAACGTCAGGAAGACGAAATAGCTAAAATTGAAGAAGATGCCGCAGAAAAAGCACGACAAAAACGTCTAAAAGAACAAGCGGAAAAAATACAAATGGCTGAACAATACGCAGGTGCAGTTAATAACCTTGCAGAAACGGTATTTACTTTATCGGATAGGTTCGGAAAGCAAGACGAAATCAGCAAAGAGAAACGAGCAAAGCGTATGTTTGCAGTTCAAAAAGCAATGCAACTTTCACTTGCTATTATTGACGGGTTCAAAGCGGCTCAAGCATCTATTGCACAAATGCCACCCGTTACACCTTTGGGTATTGCTGCGCTCGTTGCTACTATTTCCGCATCGGTTGCTAACGTTGCAAAAATTGCAAGTACTCAATACGGCTCAAAAAGTTCGGGCGGTGGTGGCGGTGGTGGTACTGACGTTACAAGCATGGCAGGAAATGCAACTGTGGGAGGTGGTGCGCCTTCGTTCTCATTATTCGGACAAGGTAATAACCAAAACACGACAAGTGCAGCGCAAGACGTACAAAGCAATACAAACCAACTCACGGTTAAAGCTATCGTAGTCGAAAGTGACGTAACAAGCACCCAAAACAAGGTTAAGAAAATGCAAGAAAACGCTACACTATGACAAGTTATATAACACTACTTAGTAAGATTGAGCAGTTTTGTAACGCTCACTTGCAAATCAAAAAGTACGGGGGTGAATTTCGGGAGCAGATGCCGAACTTTAGTACTAAGAATGAAAAGTACCCAGTGGTATTTGTTGAACCCGTTAGCGACTTGGAAGACCTAAACACGAATCAATTTTCTATTAACGTTTATTGCGTTGACATTATACAAAAAGACCGAGCAAACCTAAACACAATAGTTTCAGATTGTCAGTTAATCCTAAAAGACCTTTACGTCTATTACATTAACGACATGGACGCTCAACTTGACGTTGTAGGAACGTCTACCATGACACCCGTTAACAATTTTGACAGCGACTATGTAGCGGGGTGGGTGATGAGTATAACTTTTGAGGTCTCGACTTACGGAGCTTGTGAAATACCAATGAACCCAATTGAGCCCGTTGAAGTAATATGTGAACCGGGTACCGTTGAAAACTCGGACGGAAGTTATACGGCAACCGTACCTAGCGGTGGTTTACTTATATTACCAGACACAACGTATAACGTGTATTTAAACGAGGTTCTTGTAGCCACGGAAACGGGAGTAACTTTAGCAGATTTTGATATAAACATAGTATGGCAAACGTAAACATAAACATACCTTCTGAGGTAACTCAAACAATCACTGACGGAGTAACTACAACAGCACCTTCTGAAAATGCGGTATTTGATGCGTTGGCTTTAAAAGCTAACAGCGCAGACCTTGCACTTGTAGCGACAACTGGAGATTACAACGACTTAGACAACTTGCCAACTTTAAACAATGGCACGGTTACATCAGTAGATTTAACTATGCCACCTGCATTTTCGGTAAGTGGGAATCCTGTAACATCTAGCGGCACATTAGCCGTTGCAGCCGCAGGACTTAGTAGTCAATACATTCGAGGTGATGGACAGCTTGCGAACTTTCCGACATCTAGCGGTGGTGGGTCAAGTGTTAACTTTTACCTCAATGGTTCAGTTGCACAGGGTACACTTGGCGGTGTGGCATTTAAGCAGATGAGCAGCACGCCCGTAATTGGTACAGGTACAGATTTTACTATCAATGCTGATGGTTACATTCAGTCATTTATCACGGACGCTAGTGTACCTAATCAATTAGCCATCCCTGGTGGAAATTGGAACTTTGAGATGTATTTTTCTGCATCAAGCAACGGCGGAACACCAAGATTCTACCTTGAGCTGTACAAACTGAGCGGAGGTACATTAACACTACTTGCGTCAAGTTCTGCAACTCCAGAATTTATCACCAATGGCACTCAGATTGACCTTTATACAACAGCATTAGCTGTACCAAGCACAGTGCTTCTTGCAGCGGATAGACTCGCAATCAGAGTATATGTAATTCATAGCAGCAGAACAATCACACTGCACACTGAAAACAGTCACCTTTGTCAAGTAATCACAACATTTTCAACTGGCTTAACTGCATTAAATGGCTTGACTTCACAAGTTCAAAACTTAGCAGTAGGCACCAGTGGCACTGACTTCGCAATATCATCGGCTACAAATACACACACATTCAATTTACCAACTGCATCAGCATCTAATAGAGGCGCATTGAGTACAACTGATTGGAGCGCATTTAACGGAAAGCAAGCTGCACTTGTAAGTGGTACAAATATCAAAACTATTAACGGAAACACTTTACTCGGTAGTGGTGATTTAGTCATCAGCGGTGGTGGAGGTATAACCGTAGGCACAACTGCGGTAACTTCGGGAACTATTGGACGAGTATTTTTTCAAGGTACGGGTAACGTAGTGCAGCAATCAGCTTCTTTGTTTTGGGACAATACCAATGGCCGATTAAATTTGGGTGCTGTAGGCACCAATAGTGCAAGACTTGACATCAAATCACCAGGAGCGCTATCTACTGACATTGCTTTGAGAGTAAGGAATAGTGCTGATAGTGCGAATATTTTAACTGTGCAAGGAAATGGCACAATAGTAATTCCATCTAATCCAAAAATAGATACAACAGCAGGAACTTTTATACAAACAAATACATTTGGTTCGTTGTATGTAGGAACAGGAAATACATCCATTGCTAATTATACAAATACAGTATTCGGTAATTCAAATACTTTAAGTGGTTCCGTTGATAATTATGTTGTTGTTGGTTCTTCTAATTCTATAAATGGGATGAGGAATATAGTCATGGGTATTAATAATACAACATCTGGTGACTCATCAATTAGAATTGGTAATGCTGCTCAGGATACTTATGGTGGTAATAGTTCAATTCATTTAGGAAAATCAGGTAATGGTGGTTTTATAAATTATAGTGCAAATGAAGTATTTAATGTATTCTTTAATGATTATCGCCAAAGCCAAATGTTTAGAGGTAATGGTAGCTTATTATTAAGTGGGAAAAACAATACTATATTAACAGATGCCAATGTAACTACATTTATGGGAGATGGTGGAAATACATTAGTAGTAAGAAATCATACATCAGTACCATCTACAAATATTACTGATTCATTCCAACAATACTCAGCAGATATAACAGCAGGTAATGCAGCACCACATTTTAGGACTGAGAATGGTGATGTGATTAAACTATACAGACAATCTTCAACGGGAATTTTGACCGTGCCTCAACTTGTCGCAGTCTTGCAGAATTTAGGACTTTTATCTTAACTTTACAAATAAAAATAAAATGGGTTTACAAATCAATTCAACGAAAGAAAAAAAAATCTTAATCACGGGGACTGAAATCTCTTTGCCGTCAGTTTACGGAAGATTAGAATTTGCAGCACGGGCAAACGGAACAACTTTAGAAATTGCCGTAGGTACTTATGCAAGTTATGCAGCCTTTGAAAGCGGAAGCGGTCAAATCTTTACGGACGTGCCTCAAGGTAATCTAACCGTTGAACTTCAACCGGGCGAAGTGCAAGGCATCGAAACTGCACTGATTTACGGAAAGGAAGCATTTGAACAAATGGGTTACAATGTAACTATTGAGATGTGAAGTATTTAATCACGGCACTCGTAGCTATCTATTCGTTTTTTGCACCTATCCAAGTTATTTTATTAGTCATTGGACTTGCTATTTTTGTAGACACGATTGTAGCTATTCGGCTCACGACTGAAAAGTTTAGCAGTCGGAGATTACGAAAGGGGCTAGTAGGTAAAATGATTACCTATCAAAGTGCTGTGATTCTATTCTTCCTCATCGATTACGCCATGGTTAACGACATGGTAAAGACCGTGTTCTCAGTGGACTACACACTTACTAAATTGGTCGGATTGTTTCTTGCTAGTATTGAAGTAGTAAGCATTGACGAAAAAATCAGAGTTAAATACGGAGATGACAAAGGTTTTATTGCTCGGTTTAAGAGGTTTATTTCCAACGCAAAGAAGATAAAAGATAGTTTCTGACGGTTTAATCCGACTTTTAATATGTTTGCACGTATAATTTTCATTAAATACTATTTGTATGCTTTTACGTATAATGTTTGCCCTATGTTTAACGTCTTGCTCGGTTAATTACCACCTAAACAAAGCAATTAAAAAGGGTTATCGGTGCGACACCATAGCCGACACAATCCGAGTAACTAAAGTAGATAGTTTCCTTGTATGGAAACACGACACCACTTACTGGGTGAAGGTACTAACGTCAAAAGATACTATTATCTATTACAATACTTCCTACTATCCAAAAACACGCTACGAAACTAGATTCGAATACAAGCGTTTTAACGACTCTTTGCGTACAATTCGATTAATGTATAAGGACTCACTACAAAGTGCGCTTAAATCGGCTAAAAACGACCTTAAACGTGAACGAGTAGTGCAACGCAAGTCACCACTTAATCAAATTAAGAACTATTTACTCATTTCACTATTTATTCTACTCATAATTTTAATGTTTATTTTGTTAAGAAAAGTTTTACTTTAGCAAAAAAAACCTTATGAACTTAGAAACTTACGTAAAATTTATTAAGAAGTGGGAAGGTGGCTTAAGCGGTGACCCTTCGGACTCTTGTTCTGCTATGTACTGCCCAGTACTCAAAGACGGAAAGAAATACCATACTAACATGGGGATATGTTACTCGTCTTGGGTAGGTCAGTTCGGACACGACAACAACGTCAGGTTCTTAAACATGAGTAATGAGGATTGGTTTAAAATCTTTCGTAAAGGCTATTGGGACAAATGTCGAGCTGACGAATTCAAATGTTTTTCCATTGGTGTAATCGTCACGGGTATGGCATGGGGTTCGGGTCAACACCGAGCAATAATAACCCTTCAACAAGCGGTTAATAACTTAGGTAAACACGTAGCCATTGACGGAAACATTGGGCCAAAAACTTTGGCAGCTGCGAATGAGTTAGATGATACTATTCTATTCGACGAGTTAATCCGACTTAGACACGCTTTTTTTATTGCCATCTCAAAGCCCGGTATGAAAAACGCTAAATTTAGAAAGGGTTGGTTGAATAGATTAACCGACTATACAAAAACCTTTAGACCATGACCCGCAAAAGATTGTTTTTCGACATTGAGACAAGCCCGAACATAGTTACTAGTTGGAGGATTGGCTACAACTTAAACATAAGCCCTGACAATATAATTAATGAAAGAGCTATTATATGT